TGGAACAGCAAAGCATCAATCCTTACCTGCCAGGACCGGTTGAAGAATGGAAGATGACACCGGAACAGCTGGCCGAATACGTGAAAAAGCATCCGATCGTTTACCGGGAGGATCTGAAACCTTCGCCAGCATTCACGATGGTCGGATGGAAACCGGATCAATTTTAATCACAAAAAAAGCACCGAAGCGTATGCCCCGATGCTCTGATATGAACTGGTACTTCTATCATAGCACAGGGGGCGCTAAGAATGTACAACCCAAGAGAAATTAATTTAAGCAAAGATACAACAATTGAACAGGCAATGGAGTCGGGCAAAATACAGATTCTTATTTTAGATGGGAAAGAGGGCACTGCACATGTCCTTGAAGCCCCGGAACACGGTGAAACAGTCATTCAAACAATTAAGGGCGGTCTGTCTCGTTTAGATTATAGGATCGGCCACAAATTCTAATAGCAGGGGCTTTCCCCTGCGGGGGAGGAACGGCATGGATAAATTACAGGAAATAAAAAATAGATTTTCAATAGCAACTTCACTTTATAAAAAGCAAATTGACGTTAATTGGTCCACTATTCTTGAGGATCAAGAATTTCTAATTGAATCAGTTGAAAAGCAGCAGGAAATCATTGAGGAAAACAAACGCCAGCAGGAAGTAACGGTTCATCAGTTCCGGCAGGCTCAAAAGGACATTCAGCATCTAAGCGGCGATAGGAAGCGATACAAACAGGCATTGGAGAAGATCATTACTAATCTCAATTTTGCGATAACAGTTGCCCAAAATGAATTGGAGGGTGATGTGAAATGAAAATTACAGTAGACAAAAAAGTGAAGAAGTTCTATTTAGCCTTTAGTAATACACGTAAGCCAGAGGATAGCAAATGGAAGCCGGCGGTTGGCCATGAGATTCAAGTTGGAAAATATCGTTTCTGCGCTATTCCATCGTTTGATCATATTAACGTATCAGAGGTAACAACCGGACTACAAGTTCTTAAAATTCCGATGACCTCTAAAATCTATCAGATGACAATCGACAAAGAGGACACGTTGAAATTTTTCGAGAGCGTTGGTAAGGATTTAATCAAAATCATCAATAAGCACAGTACGGCTGTTTTTGATAAATGTCTCATGGAGCAAAGAAAGCACATGTTCAGCAGGCTTGGCGAAATGCCACCGGTTGAGGTTTATGACATGGAGGAGGATGCATAATGATCCCTTTACAAGTTGAGCTTCAGCGGGCAGTCAAAGCCACGAAGGACGAAGCGATGACAGTTGAGCAAGCGGCGGAATATTTGAAAGTGCATCCAGATTACATACCGGTGCTTGTGGCGAAGTCAGACGATCTGAAAATGATCGGTGATGAAACAATCATTGCAAAACGTGATAAGACAAATGGCTGGCTCATTGGGGCGATGGTTTTGGTTTTATTCTTTGCAATTGCAGTCGGCTGGGAATAGGGGG